AGAGCAGTCGTAATATCGATGTGCTTGATGATGGGTTACAGCTGCAGTCTGATTCCTAGATTGCAACAAGTAGAGGTGGTTTCTAAACCCATAGACAGAACATTTGCACAACCTGTGATGCCAAGAGAAATAGATCTAAAAGAACCATATTGGTATGTGGTCTCTAACAAAAATATTGATGAGTTTTTAGCTAGAGTGGAAAAAGAGCATGGTGAAGTTGTTTTTCTTGCTATGTCTGTACCAGACTATGAGTTAATGTCTTACAACATGCAAGAACTAAAAAGATATATAAATGAACTTAAAGAAGTAGTAATATATTATAGAAAAATTACGACTGAGGGGGACGAATGAATATAAGTAATGAGGGAATATCTTTAATAAAAAGATTTGAAGGTTGTGAGCTGGAGGCTTACCAAGATGCAGTTGGTGTTTGGACAATAGGTTATGGGCACACTAAAAATGTTAAGGAAGGCATGATTATATCTAAAGAACAAGCCGATAATATGTTACTAAATGAGTTAGATGAATATTGTGAACATGTTGAAAAAGCAGTAGACGTGGATTTAGAACAATGTATGTTTGATGCATTAGTGTCTTGGACTTACAATCTTGGACCAACAAATCTTAATAACAGCACCATGTTAAAAGTTTTAAATAACAAGGAGTACGACGAAGTGCCTCATCAAATAAAAAGATGGAACAAAGCAGGTGGTAAAGTGTTACAAGGGTTGATTAGACGCAGAGAAGCAGAAGCACTTTTATTTGAGGGTAAAGATTGGACTGATATATAATGCCGTTATCTAAACTACAATTTAAAGCAGGAATCAACAGGGAAGGAACTGCTTATGATAATGAGGGTGGATGGTTTGATATAAATCTAGTTAGATTTAACAGAGGCAGACCTCAAAAAATAGGTGGTTGGCGAAAAGATAACGAAAACGCATTTATCGGTGTGTGTAGAGCATTACATGCATGGGTAGCATTAGATGGAAATAAATACTTAGGGTTGGGAACGACAAATAAATACTATGTACAAAGAGGAAACATTTATTACGACATTACACCTATAAGGAAAACCTCAACCAACAGTATTACTTTTTCTGCTACCGATGGCTCCTCAACTCTAACAGTAACGGACAGTTCTCATGGTGCTGTTGCGGGAGACTTTGTAACAATATCAGGTGCTGTATCATTGGGTGGTAATGTTACTGCTAGTGTGCTAAATCAAGAATATCAAATAAATCGAGTGCCATCTACTAACACTTACGAAATAACTGCTAAGGACACAGATAGTAACACAATAACTGCTAACTCTAGTGACAGTGGTAATGGTGGATCAGGAGTCGATGGTGTGTACCAAATTAATTCTGGTTTAGATGTGTTCGTTGCCTCAACAGGCTGGGGTGTAAATCCTTGGAGTGATGGTACATGGGGATCCTCTACTGCTCTAAGCGAGATTAACCAATTAAGAGTTTGGAGCCATGATAATTTTGGTGAAGATCTTGTCATAAACCCAAGAGCAGGCAGTATATATTATTGGGACAAGTCGGATGGAGAAACAACTCGTGCTGTGCAACTTTCTACGAAAACAGGTGCAAATCTTGTACCCACAAAAGCATTACAAGTTCTTACATCAGAAACTGATAGACATTTAATAGTGCTAGGTGCTGATCCTATTGTAAACTCTGCTAGAACAGGCAGTGTTGATCCAATGCTTATAGCGTTTAGTGATCAAGAAAACGAACTAGAGTTTGAGCCTCTTACAACAAACACTGCTGGTAGTTTAAGATTATCGGAGGGAAGTCAAATTATTGGTGCATTAAAATCAAGACAAGAAGTTCTAATATGGACTGATACAGCACTTTACAGTATGCAGTTTATTGGACCACCATTTACATTCGGAGTAAATTTAATTAATAATGGTACAGGATTAATAGGACAAAAAGCTGCAGTGGTTGCACCTCCAGGTGTGTTTTGGATGGATGTTGATAATTTTTATGTTTATAATGGAGCAGTGCAAAAACTTCCTTGTAGTGTGCATACTTATGTGTTTACTGATATTAATTTAAGTCAAAGTTTTAAAAATGTCGCATTTATAAACAGTCAATATAATGAAGTGGGGTGGTTCTACTGTTCTTCTAGTAGCACAGAAATCGATAGATATGTGGCATACGATTACGAAGACGGAGTTTGGATTTACGGACAATTAAGTAGAACAGCGTGGCTCGATCAAGGTATCGTAAATTATCCTAGAGCGACAGCAAATAATTATGTGTTTGAACATGAATATGGGTATAACGATGATGGCTCTCCTATGACTAATGTGTTTATAGAAAGTTCTGATTACGATATAGGTGACGGAGAGCAATTTAGTTTTATACGAAGAATAATCCCAGACATTAGATTCTTAAGTAATTCTGAGGCTGGCAAAGTTAACATAGTTTTAAAAACTAGGGACTTCCCTGGTGACAGTTTAAGTACATCTAGCACAAACGAAATAGGAAGCAGTACACAAAAGTCTGATACTCGTGCTCGAGCAAGACAAGTAGTGTTGCGTATTGAATCAGATGATGATGCATCTGGCACAGGTAATAATGATGTTGGATGGAGATTAGGTGCTACAAGAATCGACATTGTAAACGATGGTAGAAGATAATGGCTATTGAAACACGTAATGACTCTCGTTTTGTAAAAAATTATAATTTTTTAAACGATTATCATCTCAAAAACTTTACAGTATACCCAGAGCCTGTTCTTGTAGACGGTGAACTTAAAACCACTACCTCTATGCAGTTAGGTACTTTTGGTGATGGTGAAAAAACTTATATATTACCGACTTATAGTAAAGATATAGGAAAAATAGAAAACCCTCTAAAGTATTTTTCTGACTTAATAAAAAAGGGCAAAATAGTTGGGTATGAAGATGTCGTTGAAGCAGGAAAACAACAAGAGTTAATAAGAAATAAAATAATTAAAGATGGCTAAACTATTACAAACTAGATTACCCATATCACAATCTGATCAAATTACCTCCGATACATATAATCGTCTTGTAAGAACATTAGAATTAAACTTAGGTACATTCGATACAGATAGCATAAGGCAAGTTTCTGATTCTGTAAGAGATAGTAGCCATTTTGAGTTAGGTAGTTTAATTTGGAACACATCTATTAACAGCTTACAAGTTTATGCTGGTAATAATTGGATAACTATTACTGAACCCACTATTAATAGAGGACTACAGGCAGTTGGTTCAGTAGGAACATTATCCGTAAAACTAGCAGGGAGTATAAGTGTCGAAGTCTAACCCATATTATTATAATTGTACTCTTGTTAAAGTCGTAGATGGGGACACCATAGATGTAGATATTGATCTAGGGTTTAGTGTAGTGTTGTCAAACCAAAGGGTTCGACTGGCAGGTATAGATACGCCAGAGTCAAGGACTCGTAATCTAAAAGAAAAAGCATTAGGACTAAAAGCTAAAGAAAGACTAAGTGAGTTATGTGGTGAGAAACTACAACTGTTGTCTTTGGGTAAAGGTAAGTTTGGTAGAATATTAGGTGTACCACACACTAAAGAAGGAGAAAATATCTGCGATATTCTGAAAGACGAGGGACATGCTGTTGAGTATTGGGGTGGTAAAAAGGTAAAAGAATGGGGTTAAAGGTAAAAACTTGACTCCTCAGATCGCCTCCAAGGAGTTTTTAGTAATGAGTTAAGGGTAAACTACCCCCCTTGTTGAGTAGAAGTAGCTACGATTAGACCTTGCTTAATCATATATTTAACTAAGCTAGGTTGTAGTTTGCCGTGTTCGTCTAAGATCTTAGTTATTAGTTTATTGTCCCAAGTATTTTCATACGGGATATATTCAAAACTACTTTCGAGTTCTTTATAGGTTATAGGTCTTCCATACACAATATTAATACAGTAGTCTAGAACACAAAGAACTCTGTTCATTTTAGTTTTAGGTTTATAAAAGCCATCACCAGCAGCAGTTCTTCGTTTACCCTCTACGCTAAGTTTAAGTTTACTTGTTTTAAAATCGTAATCCTTATCTACTTTAAGATTAGACAGCTTAATAGTATTTCTACCAATTTGTTTTTGGTACACAGAACTTTCCATAGGTTCAAAGTCTATATTTACTTCTCGTAGACTTTGGCATAGTTCTTTATAACTAGGCTGGTGAGGATGAAATTTATGTAACAGCACACAGAAAGCTGTTACAAATTCTTTACCATGAGCCTCTATTGCAAACGCACGACGTTTTTTGTATTTTCCATGACCCGATATAGCATGAGCATATTCGTGTAGTACGACCGACCAGCACAGTGCCCATTGTCTAGGTAATTCTATTTTTAAACTTGAAGAATAATTAGCACTTCGTCTTTCACCATTTACAAATACAGTTTTTACAGGTATGCCAAAGATCTTGTTTAATCTATTAACAATAAACAAACATTGTTGTTCGTTAAGTTCATCCTTACGCTTACCATTCCAACTAGAATTATTTTCCCAGTCGTAGACCTTTTTTCTTTGTTTATCTCTCATAGTTTTCTCCTTTTTTAATAACTAATATACATATCATATACTCATTTACTTTAAAAGTAAAGGACTTTTTTAACTTTTTTTATTTTATTATATAGAGTATCATTTAATTTTCGAACAGCCATTGTGCTGCAGCTTAACAGGTAAGCAATAGCCTGCAACATAATACATAGGAAACATATGGCTGGTACTAAACTCTAATGCAACCATCAACTCAACCAAGACAAGGAGTTGCTGGTGTAGCAGAATATCTTGCTTCACAAGGCAGAAAAGGTGATGACACTATTGCACACTTAACAAGTGGCGAAACAATCATTCCTGAAGATATACTAGAAAAGAATCCAAAACTAAAAGAAGATTTAAAACTTGCCTTTGAGTATGAAGATGTTCCTATGGAACGCTATGTTGTTGGATCAGGAGTTATGTCTATTAATCCAAAGACTGGTCTTCCTGAGTTCGGTTGGGTTAAAAAGACTTGGAAAAGCGTAAGAAAAACTGTTAAGAAAGCTGGACCAGTCATAGGTGCTGTTGTCGGTGGTGTTATAGGTGGTGCTCCTGGTGCTGCAATCGGTGCAGGAATAGGTAGTAAAACCTCAGCTAAAGACAATGACGACATTCTTAGAAACATGGCTATCGCTTTTGGTGGCACTGGAATACTACAAGGTGCAGGATTAAGTGGTGCAGTTTCTGCAGCAAAACAAGAGGGTATCGGTGCATTTTTTAAAACTGCTAATTGGCAACCGATGGCATCAGGACAAGCAGGTATATCAGGATTTTTCCAGAATGTTGGTTCTGGTTTAGGTAGAAGTCTTGGGTTAGGTAACACAGCTACTTTCCAAAGTGCAGGATTAAGTGCAGAACAAGCGAAATTAGTGCAAGCAGAAATGGCAGCAAGTGGTCTTCCTGCAGTAGATGCTGCAATAAAAGTGGGTATTACTGATCCAACGATTATCAGTAATTTAAGAAGCACTTCTGCAGCATTTGGTCCAGGACTTTTTAGTTCACTGGGTTCTTCTTACGCAGGACTCAGTCCATTACAACAATGGGCTGTACAAACAACAGGTGAGGTTGCGTTAGGTTTAGCTGGTAAGGATGAGTATGACAACATGGCACCTATGGTCGGAAGTTCGTATATGTCTAGACCATTAAGATCAGGTGCTAGAATAGAAGCAACACCTTTCTCAGCACAAGGTATAGCTGGGATACAAGGTGCACAAATGTCTCCTCCAGGGATGGGTAACATGACTGGTGGAACAGGTATGCAAAATAATGTTTCTGACATATATTCTCCTGCTATGAACAACATGAGACAAGGTAATGAATTACTTGCGAGTGCTGCAGGCAGATTAGCAGGAATCAGTGGTCTTGGTGCTCCTCAACTTACTCCTATTAATGTAGCGTTTCCTAGATTCGTAGGATCTACTAGAAACATGTTTGCAAATGGTGGTAGAAAGATACATAAAGGTGGAGGAAAAGTCGATGGACCTGGAACTGAAACAAGCGATGATGTAAATGCATATCTTTCTGACAATGAGTTCGTTATGACAGCAAAAGCAGTTCGTGGAGCAGGAAATGGTAGTATAGAAAGAGGAGCAGATAAGATGTATAAATTAATGGATGAGTTTGAGGAAAGAGTATAATGAGCGAACAACAAGTTACAACTAGCTACACACTTCCCCCTCAGTTTCTACAAGATTTTTTAGCTGGTGGTGGACAAGGATCAGGAGTTGTAGGTCTTTTCCCTTTATTAAACCAAGCATTACAGAATCAGTTTGCTAATATAGGCACTCCAGGTGCAACACCTTTTACTTATCAGGGTGACAGGATTGCAGGATTTAGTCCAAGAGAACTTGAAGCATTTAGATTATCAGATCAAGCAATAGGAAGTTACATACCCTTTTTAAATAGACAAACACAACTCACTGAGCAAGGACTACAGAGAGGAATAGGTGGACTTGATGATGCAACAAGAAGAATACGAGGTCTAAGTGGGTTACAAGATAGAGGACTTACAGAGGCAGAAAGATTACTAAGGTCTGGCACTGGACAAGTATTAAGTGGAACTGAAAGAGGATTAGATTTATCTAGACTAGGGACTGGTCGTACTCTTGCAGGATTAGGTGACGCAACATCTACAGCAAGAGGTGCATACGGATTACTAGGTAGTCAGTTAGGCACCTCAGGACTCACTGCTAGAGATGCTCTTGGTGGTGCTGCAAGAACTGCGTTAGGTGCAACAGGATTATTTGACCCAAGAAGTGCATCCGCATTTACTAATCCTTTTGAAGATCAAGTTGTGAGACAAACACTTCGTGATATTAGAGAGCAAGGCTCCGTTCAAGATCAAAGAAGAAGAGCACAAGCAATTGCTAGTGGTGCTTTCGGTGGTGCAAGATCTAGATTGACTGGTCAGGAATTAGCTGAGGCACAAAGAGAAGCAGAACTAGATGCTATTAGTAGAATTAGGTTTGGTGGATTTACCGATGCATTAGGTCGTGCACAAACTGCTTTTGAACAACAGCAGAGAAGACAGTCTGCAGCTGCAAATCAATTAGGTAATGTGGCTGGAGGTCTTGGTAGTTTAGCTGGAGCACAAGCAACTGCTGGTCAAAACTTAGCAAGACAATTAGCTAATTATGGACAGGCTGGTGGACTAGCATTACAGAATCTTGGTAGAACAGAGACTGGCATAGGACAACTGCGTGGTTCTGCTCTTGGTGGGTTAGGCACTAATATTGCTGGTCTAACAGGGCAAAGAGTGGGATTAGGTCAAAATATTGCTGGCAATCTAGCTAATTTAGGTCTTCGTGGTGCTGGTTTACTACAAGACACAGG